CTCCAGAAGCTGTTATATTTCTTACTTCAATATCACCACTACAACTTAAAGGTCCTACTGGTATTTCAATTAATCCACTTGCTGATACTTGAAATAAAGGCATACCTGATATATCTTTCACCTCCATTAATGTACCTAATAAACCATCGGATACTGAAAATAATTGTCCAGCTGATCCCTGTACTTCAAATATTGTTGAACCTGATCCCTCTATTGTGAGTGAACCTGATATTCCTGCTGATCCCGTAAATTGTCCATCCCATGAACCTGAGTCTAATCCTGTTAATTGTGAACCATCACCTAATAAATGTTGGAAGGATCCAGTTACACCATATATATCAATACTTGCACTTATGTTACCTGATGCTGTTATATGGCCTGTTGCTCCTGTTGTTGATATATCTCCTGCTACTGTTAATCCTTTACCAGTGCCTGGTTGAACAGCAACATCACCAGGAGTTACAATGAATAAATTACCTAAAGCTGAATCTATATAATCAGTTGCTCCATCTATTTCAAATCTTGAACTTCTTATATTTCCAGATGCTGTTATGTCACCTGTTATATTTTGATTTCCTATGAAACTATTTGAACCCGTTGTAGCATAACTTCCAGTAACATTAGTTAACGAAGTAATACTTGTTTGGTTAGTACTTATATTTGCTTGGTTAGTACATATTTTTGTTTTATTTGTGGTAATTCTAGTACTAAAACTAGAACTGTCAGCCCCGAAAGCACCCGAAATATCCGTTGCAATTTGGGCTGAGGATGATATGAAAGGCCCAGTTAATGCGTAATCTGCAGTATTAGCATGAGAAGAAGATACTTCTTTTATTATTTCATAAGATGCAGATACGGCATATGATGCTGATAAAGCTGTATCCGCGTAGGATGCAGATGTAGCATAACTAGATGATACAGAAGTCCCTGTTCTATCTCCATATGAACTTACTGAAATCTGATCTACAAACCTTACATTACTTGCCATTTTATGTTTTTTTTCTAATTATAAATATCACCCAGAAGATACTGTTGGTGTTCCCCCATTGTTCCAAATTACTCCTACTATTAAAGGATCAGTGGTTGGGAGATCATTCAGTATAACTAGTGATGGAGAGGTTGGAGAGGTTTGGAATGATGTTGGAGGGGATGATATACTAACATTACCTCCTTGTGTAGCCCTACTTCTCCCATCATCAGTTACTGTTGGGTTTGCCTCATATCTAATTGAATTTGAGTCGGTTTCTAGTGAAAATATAACTTTTGATTTTGTATTGATTTTCTTAATAGCAGTTATTTCTTTTTGAACCACATCAGGAACAATATATCCAAATAATTTTATAGTAAATGTTGATTTTACCGTTCTATCTCTACCTTTGTCTAATTGGGTTACTAAGTCAAAAGAATCAATTCTTGCTTTAAATTTAAATCTTTCAGGATCCCCCCAATATGAATCAGAGGCATAATTTATTGCTTCTACTATTTTATTTAATTGTTCTATATAATATGTCTGAATAACACAACTATATGTTACATTAACATAATCAGGGACTACATTAACTAAAAATTGTTTAGCAGGAATAGAATTATTCAGTAAATTAAAATTACTGTAGAAATTTTTATTGTTAAATTGTTTTTGCCAACTTGTATATAAATTTGGTTGGTTTGAATCTAATTTATTACTTAATGATCTATTTTTTTCAATTGAATCCCTTTTAAACATTATAATAGGATTCATTATAGCTCCTTTTTTATCTCTATAATATCCATCTTTTTGTACAGATTTCCATCTTTCGGGGGAACCATATATTACAGGGACTGGGATTCTTTCATTATTTTGTATTACGTAGGGCTTAATGATATTATTAAAATAATACATTATAGATTCATCAATATCTTTTATTCCTATAGTAAGAGGTTTAGTAGTATCTCCTTTAAAGGACATTTTAGTAGACCTATTAAAGTCTACATTAGCTTCATTATTTGGAGGATATTGTGGGCCTGGAGTAACATCATTAGGATTACCCCTATGAGCATCATAAGGAGTTTGTAAATCCTTAGATATCTCCTTTTGAGATTTTGGAACGGGTTTTCTATAATTCTTAGCCATTTATTCTTCCTTTTTCTAATTGAGTTGAATCTATTGAGGTATAATGAGTTTTACATATAATTGATAGATCACTTCCAAAATTTTCTAATCCGGGGTTTATTGGATTTTCTGCATAGTTATAATCTGGGTCTTTACCCATAAATAGTTGATTAGATATTATATCATCTACCTCATAAGTACCTCCATAATAATATATAATATCTCCTACCTCAGGAACAAGATTTGCTCCAAAATAATCACCTTGATCGAAGTTTTCATTAAAGTCTTTACTTCTTGAGAGTAAATCATCTCTTAAAAATTTAAAGTTAATGTTTTGGTGAAATTGAACCCCAAAATCATCATCTTCATATTCTTGAGGAGAACGTTCAACTAAACAACTTAAAATAACTCCTCTATAATAATATTTAGCTCCTGCGGATTCCCCATATAAGTTTACTTTTGTTTCATCTAATTTAAATTTGTAGTAGACGCATTCCTGGGAAATTATGTTCCCCATTAGTTCACGATTAACGTGCCTAAATAAACTAATATCTCTTTTTGATCCGTATAAAGCCATATTATCCTATGAAAATTGTGTAAGGTACACGATTAAGTTGATTTTGTAAATAATTAGCTTCATTATCTTTTCTTTCCATTAATTTATCTTTAGATGTTTCATCTAAATAAGTTCTTAATTTTTCTATTAACGCTGTTTTCTCAGTAGTTGCCGCTGAAATTAAATCCCCATGATTTAGAGTAACATTAGAATCGGGTATAGGAATTGTATCGTATTTACCTCTAACATACCCTAATATTTCTTTAACAATAGCCAATGTATATTCAAATATCCACTGTCTTCCTATTGAGTTAATTAATTTATATGATGGGTTTGTAAATGGAACATTTGAAATATTGGTTATTTTATCAGTACCATTTTCATATGGGTTATTTCTATCTGATTTTTTAATATATTGAAAATGTAATTTAGATAATGAACCATTAGGTATTGGGAATAATTTTAATTTATTATTAATGAGTTCAAATGAGTAATTAGATCTTCTAATTTGGTCATTAAATTCTATAGCTTGCATCACCTGTAAATCATAGTTTATAGGCATCATCATGAAATTTATTGCGGGAGAATAACTACCCCAACCAAATGAATCCATTATTCCAATAGTCCCCTGTCCGGATCCTGCATAAGGATCAAAATATCTTGTTATAGCTGGTGGTGCTTCATAAAATATTCTCTTTATCTCAATTGAGTCATTAGCCGATAAATTAGCGTTGGCCGCGGCCCATGTAGTCATATCATATTCTTGCTGATTATTAACTAAATCAATTGATCCTGAGTGCCATGTTACATTACCTCCAACACCAGCTTCAACTCCATATTGTTCTGATATGCGAACATAAGTAGCTAAGTTAGGTGTTATTAATTGATTATTAGATTGTTGGTTACTTGAAGCCCCCTCTAGGGATAAATAATTTTCTCTAACCTTATAAGCATATAGTTCATTTCCATAGGCGGTAATTGCCTCCTCAAATGCTGTATAAAAAGAACCTGATTGAAGTTCTATTTCTGTTAAGGGGTAACCTAACCTTCTTGCACAAAAATCTGCTACTTTATCTGCATCTACTCGAAATTCTAGATCGTTATCATAAAACCCAAATGGGGTTTGTCCTATAGCAAAGGTTGATGTCCCTGTCCATATTGGTACATTCATAATATATTATATTAAGTGGTCGCTATAAAATACTCTACTTTAGCACTGCTTCCTGAGGGTTCTAAAGAAACTGAAGCTATGTCATCGTAAGAAAAAGTATTTGTTAAACTACCGGTTATTTCACTTGTTGAAAGCATAAATGTTCCCCCCGCATCTACTGAGAAATTTAATAATTCAGATGATGATGATACTTTTAGGTTGAGTGGGACCGTACTTGAGTAATTAGATATTCTTCCATATTTAAAACTACCAGAAGAAAAGGTACCTGCCCCCGGATTATTACTATATTTAAAAATAGTTGTTTCACTTCCAGATGGTATTGTTACTATTCTATTGTCTATATTTTCAATATTTGATATTGTAAGATTATAGTCAGTACCCCTTTCAGTACCCTCTAGTAATATTCGTTCTTTAATTAAAATTGTGAAATCAGCCATAATTTTGGTTATAAATACTAAGAAAAAGGGTTGAAATAAACTTTATTTTATCTCCATATTGTATTCAATAATATTATAATTAAATATATAAATGAAAATATGAGGATAAAAAAAGACCTAACAAAAGTTAGGCCTTAATTTTTGAAATTTATAAGAAATTATCTTATATCAAATCAGTGTTTGATACAAATATTCTTCCATAAAATTCTGGTCTGATCATCTTCTTAGCGTAACGAGTTAATAGACCTTTTCTTGGTGTGAAAGTGTCTGGATCGTATACTAATGGAGTCATGATCAACGGAATATAAGGAGCAAATACAGCACCAGTTTCTAAGAATTGGTTACCTCTGTATCCCATTAATATGCAATTTTCAGTCATATATGGGTTTTTATATACATCGTATCTACTATTCATTTGTCCCATTTTCTGGATACCAAATGCAAATTTTCCTTTGTTAGCATCACCATCAGAGTTTGAAGCAAATCCTGGGATTGATTCAATTACTGTAGCAACTGTTGGAGATATCACACAGAAATTAGCACCACCTCTAAGAGTTTTCTGGTGAATTTTGTTTGATACTTTTTGCATTTTAGTTCCTAAAGTTTGGAACCATTGTCCTTGTGAGTTATAAAACGCCAAGTTATCATATCCTGTTTTACCAGAGTTTAATGATTGGTTATTTGAAGCATTCCAGTATTCATCAGCAGCTGATGCATCTTGGATTAACATATCTAGGATCTCTAAATCAATTTCTAATGAAATATATTCACTCATTATAGCAGTTAATTCTGCTTCAGCATCTAATGCTTGGTAAGCATTTAAATCTTGAGCGAATTCTGGAGTCCATTGTGCTTTTAACTTTCTAGTTTTAGCAACAATTGCTTCAGATTTCATTTTGATATCAATAGATGGGATAGCTAATGCATCCGTAGAAGTAGATTCAGCATTTGGTCTACCTGCACCTGAAGCATCTTCGAAATCACCTCTATAATCATCAGTTGGTTGTTGGTTGTAGAATACTACATTAGATCCAGCTTGTGGAACATTTGCAGCAGCAACAGCAGCATTATATACAAAAGTAATATTGTTACTAGAATCTACAGCAATAT